CCCACTATCTACAAGGGTCTCTGTTGGCAGAAATACGCGTATCGAGGTTTCTCTAGGATATTTAATCGGTTCAGAAATAAATGCGAATCGTAATACACGTATAAGAAATGCGAACAGATATTTAAAGGGCGGAAAGCGTCGTTCGACTCGCCGTCGCCGTTAACAAAACAACGACCACGCCTTACCAACTTCTGACGGATTCACCTGGAATCGGTCAAAAGCTGGCTCTGAAAACTGGTACTTCGGGATCGCTGTATGGATATGCGCGGCGATGTGCTTATACAGGTAAAAATCCGGATACCGCTCCGAGCCGTCCGCATTGATCAGAATATTCGCACCGTCATCATCAATGAGCCACTTCCACAAAACATTGTATAGCGGCGAGACCGTCTTGAGAACCGTGAGACCCTCCTCCGCACTCAATACATCGCCACTCTCATGAATCTCAGGGGTATCCGGAAAGAGTGCCTGGAAGAGGCTGACCGACAGGCGTGACAGATCAAAGGACGGATTTGGCAACACGGCGTTCTGAACCTTCTTGTATAAGGGCTTGAAGCGATACTGGCCACCCGCATCATTCTGCGATCGGAAGTCATCGCTCACGAAGGTCTTTCCATTGAGTGTAAAAATGGCACGGCCGAAGTCGATGATACGGAAGATCTTGCCAAAGGTCGGCACCTTGAAGGCGGTGCCGTCGCGCATCTTGTAATACAGGAACTCGTCCTCTGTGGCCGACCAGACAATATTGTTCGTGTGGAGGTCATTGTGCGTGAGCCCGAGCAGCTCCTGGACTGTAGAGAGTGCCGCGAGAATCTGGAAGATCCAGGCCGACCAGCGGAGCTCCCATTCGGCTGTGCCCGGGCTTGCGCCAACTGCGGCAAAGTTATCGAGGAGCGCGTCCATTGTGCCCCGGTTCTCCTCGGTCAGAATCATCATCACAGGGTAGTTCGAGATATCACATACGATACGGTAGTTTCCGTCGTCGAGGCTCGAATCGGAGGCAAAGGACGTTTCGGACATTTCCTCAGACTTCAGGGAAACGGCGTCAGCATCAACATTTGCGTCGACGGGCATCGCGTCAAGCTCCTCGCTGGCGATGCTCTCTTCCTCCGATTCCTCATCCTCCGATTCTTCGGAATCCTCTTTTTCCGTTTCTTCGGAATCCTCTTCCTCCTCAGACTCCTCCTCAGAATCCACCGACGACTCATCGTCCGACTCGTGATCAAACTCAGTAAAGACGTCCTTCAGAATCTCGTCCGGAACGGATCCAGAGCCGTCCTCATTTACTACGGAAAGGCGATACAGACCCGACTTCTGTCCGGACCAGAACCACTTGTTTTGGCGATAGCTATCGAAGTCGTCCGTTAGATTATAAGAGTATGTGGATGCATCAGCCGTAAAGGCGCCATAGAAGGCGTTAAAATGCGGTGAAACGCCCTGGCTATGAAGGCGCCCAACGAGATAACAGCTCACGGCATCTATGTAGGCCTGGTTCCACGGATCTGCGATCTTCCGGTTCAGCCGATCAGCCTTCGCGTAGTATCCCTTGATCCACTGGATCGGATTCATCAAGTGCGTTGTTTTCATATAGGCCTGGATGTGTGCTCCACCAACCTGAATACGGCAAGGTCCTGGTGCGCCCGAGCAATCGATGTGATCTATAATAGGCGCCAACCAAACATTTGAGACATCTAGTTCGAGCATTTCCTTCACAGTTGGAAAGACTGTGCTGAGGTTGGAATATCCTTGAACTTGCTTGAGGGCTGCCGGTAGGGGCCCGACTGTATAGGATGGCTTCGGTAAGTTACATCCCCGGAGGTCCATTCTTCCCGCAACTCATAAATTCAAAGGGAACTAATCCCGCACCCGCGGTCCACACTGCTCCGTCTTTTTCGTCTCCTGAGTTACAGGGCTATGGCCGGCGCAGTGAATATATCGTTGCGGAAATTCGAAATGCGCAAGGTGCCCCAGGATGCCGTATGCATCTTTATTGGTCGTCGCCGCACGGGCAAGTCCACACTCGTTCGCGACCTACTTTTCAATCACCAGGACATGCCTCTGGGAACAGTAATCAGCGGCACGGAGGAGTCGAACTCCTTCTATGGCAAGATGATTCCGCCGATTTTCATTCACGGCGAATACAATCCGCTGATTCTGGCCAACTACGTGAAGCGGCAAAAGATGATCATGGGGCGGATTCAGAAGGAGCAGGCTGGCGGAGGCAAGTCCCGCATTGATCCCCGGGCCTTTATGATTCTGGACGACTGCATGTATGACGATAGCTGGACTCACGACAAGAATATTCGCTATCTTTTTATGAACGGCCGTTGGCTGAAGGTGTTCTTTATTATTACCATGCAGTATCCACTGGGTATCCAGCCGGCCTTGCGCACGAACGTCGATTTTGTCTTTATCCTGAGAGAACCGTATATGACGAATCGTAAGCGCATCTTTGATAACTACGCGAGCGCCTTTCCGAGTTTCGAGTTTTTCTGTCAGATCATGGACCAGTGCACGCAGAACTACGAGTGCCTAGTCGTCGACAATACCAGTCAGTCTGCGAAGCTGGAGGACTGCGTCTTCTGGTACAAGGCCGAGATTCATCCGGATTTCAAGATTGGCGCTCCGGAATTCTGGCAGCACTCGGCGAACAACTATAGGGATAAGGAGGAAGAGGAAATGAATGCCTACGATCCGAATGCGGCCAAGCGGCTCAAGGGTCCTACGATTGCTGTGCAGAAGAAGTTTTAACCGAATAGATGAAGGACGAGGTCAAGTGCCTTCTTATTTTTGCAGCCATAGGATTCGCTTTAATCTGTGTGGATCGCTATTACCGCGTGAACTTATTCTTTCAGCGGGAGCGATTCCAGAATCAGGAGTCGATGATCCAGCGGTGTGGCGTCGACTTTCCCGGATGTCCTCGTGGCCTGGAATGTATGAATGGATTCTGTTTATCGGCGGAGGTTCCGATCGTGCATGAGACGCTGGTGCTTCCGGTTGTCCCTTAATGCCGGAGTGTTCCTTTATTTCAAATCTTAAATGCATCCAGTGGCTGCTTTTAAGATTCGGTATTTGACCATGATTTAGCGACGGCGGCTGTGCTTCTTTCCACGGCGCACTGTCTTGCGTCTTCCACCTCTGTATACAAGCTTCCATGTATTATTAAATGTCACGTTTGGTTCTGTTGGAGGCTTATATCCCGGTTGCCCTGCAGCATTTGTAACAATCCATTCACGACCCATAAACGAAACCAGGTCGCCGAGCGCATATATCTTGTTACTATTATATTCATCAGTTGTCTTCACTGTTGGGTTCTTATTCTGTTGCTGCGGCGCTTCTTTTGTCTGTTTTACCTTACTGTCATATTTCGAAGCAATCCAATCAGCCAGCTTATGTAGATCATATGAAGATATCGGCGGATTATTTGAAGGCTCATACGTCGTGCTCACGCTAGCATTAGATCGCTGCGCCACGCTAGCATTAGATCGCTGCGCCACGCCTACTGTCGCTATGGTATTCGCGCCCTTCTCCATGGTATTCGCGCCCTTCTCCATGGTATTCGACATTATATTATAAGCCAAGATAATAGAATGAAGAGTCCTCGTGGTGCATATGGTCTCATAGGGCTCTTTGCAGTTCTTGTGTTAGTTGTAGCTGCGCTCCCATGGCTCCGTAAGAAGTATATGCGTTCATTCCCGGAGGGTTTCCGCGACCTCGATTGCAAGGGCGTCACGTGCAATGAGGGTGAGTTCTGCCGGGAGAATGTGTGCCGCGCCATCTCGCCCCCCTACACGAACGACTATTTCCCGCGTTCGGCTTGAAGCAGGGGCGACTTGAAGCTCCGCGACTTGAATCCTGGGCGACTTAAAAAAGCATTTGCAACATCAACATTGATGACTACAATAGTGATCAATAATGATTTTCATAACTAACACTGCATCTAATCGAGCCCACCAGCCTTATCCATCTTACGGGCGATCGCGAGGTCAGCCGGGCCATCCGTGCCGAACATTCCGGTCACATCCGAGCCGAGCGTGGATCCAGCAAGAGGATTCGCCGCAGCCCCAGAAACATCAACAACAGCCGCTGGCTTCTTGGCCAAACGTCCCCGGTTCTCCTTCTGGAACTGCTCCCGGGCCTCCTCATTCTCCTTATACTTCTTCATGAGCGTGTTGAGCTCCTCCTCGGCATACTCCTGCTCCTTCACATCATTCGGCTCAGGATCCCACGGCAGCCACTTCCCGACATCTGCCAGGAAGATGTTGTGGAGCGTGTCCATGCGCTGCAGCTTCTTTGAGCGGGCTACGGCCTCCGCCTGACTGCTATAGACACCACGGATCTTGAGGCCACGGACCGTCGTCTGGAAGTCGTTCTTCGCATAGAACTCGTCCTCGAGCTTCGCCTTGTTCGTGTACATGAACGTGTCGAAGGCCTCCTTCAGCTTCGACTCACGCATGGCAGCATCGTTCTTCTGGATGAAGGCCTTGAGATCATCGACCACCGTATCCACCCGGAAGCGAGACGCCCGGCAGGCCTCCGAGGCGCCGCTGAGGTCCAGCTCCAGGAGGCGGTCGGACTCGGCGTCCAGCTTCGCGTTAATGGCGCTGACCGACTTCACTAGGAACTCCTCCATGGCAGTCACCCGGCTGGAATACTCGTAGTTTTGGAGAAAGGCCTCGAACATGAAAAGATCCTTCTTGGCCAGAACCTTCTCCGGGCTGAGAAAGCTCAGCAGGCAAACCTTCTGTCCGGGTATCTCGGCGTCCTCTTCTAGAAAATCCTCCCGAGCAGCCATCTTATTCTATACGGTTGTAGGAGTCTCGCTTTAGATAGAAATACGCGAATAACCCCCCCTCCAGATTTAAATCGGCTTCAAAGAAAAAATCTACGATGGGAATATAGACAGCATGAACTCCGCGTCTGAAATCGTTAATCGCGTGGTTAAGTATCTTGTCGAGGGTCTCTTCGTCGCGGTGGCGGCTATCTTTGTTCCCCGCCGTTCGCTCCCCTGGGACGAGATCGTGACGCTCGGCGTTGTCGCCGCGGCCGTCTTCGCTATCCTAGACGTCGTCTCGCCCTCGATCGGCGCGACGGCTCGCCAGGGCGCTGGCTTCGGTATCGGCGCCAACCTTGTTGGCTTCCCCGGTGGCCGGCTCTAAGCGAAGCGACCGAAGCGAAGCGACCGAAGCGAAGCGACCGAAGCGAAGCGACCGAAGCGAAGCGACTGAATCGATTAGCAATATAGCATGACATACCTATGATAGATATGTAACGTTATAAATAGGATGTGGTTTCTTGGTAACACAAGAAAAGCCCCGAGGCCCAATAGAAAGCCTAGAGAAGGCTCTGTCGCAGCCTTTCCATACCCGAATCAGCCCAACTTTACATCGACACGCGGGTTTTCGTGTAAGCGGAAGGGAGGGCCAAACTCACCATTCAAGAATGGGTATTATTCTCGCTACAATGGTAATACTACGCCGCCACCAGGATGGATAGAGAAGCATTGTGAAGATCCTAATAACGCAAATGAACCAACAAGTCGTTCAAATAGAGGATCTGTCGCCAGTGATCCAGGATCTACAAGAAGTAATAACAAGGCAACTGCCAAGAGCCGTGCACGGAATGCAAGGATTGCTAGTAAATACGGGTTAAAAAACGCTAAAAGAAGAGAAGAAAATCTAAAGGAACATCTTACAGAGCACCCACATGTGTAACGTTGGCAATTGACTCTGGGGGGGGTCCCTTCATTTAAATTAGCAAGTACCGGGGAGGCTTTTTATAAAATCATGACCATTGTAATGACTAAATGGATCGAATAAACTCCCAGCATAGGTCTTGACAGATAAGCTTCCATATCTTATCCTGCACATAGAGCTTATCACGATTTTTCAGAAGCGGGAATGAAGACAAGTATTCATCCAACTCCAAGAGCTCACAGAATTTATAAAGCACATAGGAATAGGAGAGGAAGTTGCTCCTCTCCTTCGGGCAGTTTTTCTGGAAAGAAGGCTGAATCTCCTTGAACATATAGCGCAACTTTTCTTCTATCTCCCGGCTCATCACTGGCGCCGTCTGCCCGTTCAAGCGATTCATAATATGAGGCACATGCTCATAGTACTTATTGTATTTGAGCTTCTTCAGAATCTCCCGAACCTTCGATTGCTTCAATGTCCTATAGTCCATGATCCGCTCCTTCTTGAGCTCCGCCACGATAGCATCATAGACTTCCGGAGGAATCTCCGTGGACTCCTTGGCCTGGAACTGGGCCAGCCACTCATTGAAATGGTTAATACGCTTGTAGGCGTAATAACTGACCTCCCGAGGAGGATCCTTGTAGCTGGGCTTATCCGAGTCGATCAAAACGAACTCCTGGGCGCCGCAGTTCGTGCACGTGAATATGGCCTCATTGGCGGAGAATATCATTTCGGTGCCGCAGTCGTCGCACTCGCCGTAGGGGTCCTGGTCAAATACGGTAGCACCCCGAGCATGGGCTGGATCCACCTTCAGGAGGTATTCCTCCAGAAGCTTGTCTCGGCGAAGAAGTTCGCCAGAACCGCTTGTCCCCGGCACGGGACTTCCGCCTGGAGGTCCACCGGCGGCGGACTCGAGGGCCGCCAGCACGGATCCAGGCTTCGCCGCAACCCGTCTATGAGACCCACCGGTGCCGCTCGAGATTCTGTCCTGGGTTTCGTAGTAGTTGTACAGGATCTCACCGGTATCCAAGAAATAGTCAAAGATCTCATTCTTATCGTGGCGCTTGTCGATCTCCTTTTGGACCTCATTCATCTTCATTCGAATCTGTTCGGACTCGACCTCATCGGTTGCCACCCGACCCTTCAGCTCCGCTAGGGAGGCCTTCAAGGCGTCGATACCATCCTCCTTGTCGAGAAGACCCTGCATCTTTACGTGATGTAAGCGATCCAGAGTTGTTCTTGATTCCGGATTCGACCGCTTCGTTGGCCGAATCTTGAAAAAGGGTTCCTCTGCCATTTTTCTAGATTGGGAACGGGCTGGCGTTTAGGCTACGGATCCAGCATTCTGGAAATACCTTATCCCCGGCGCGCGCGCCGCCGATCCGTGGAGCCCGGAATTTATTTCTAGCAAAGGGGTATAACAAATGACAGGTGGTGGTCTCATGCAGCTCGTTGCCTACGGTGCCCAGGACGTTTACCTCACGGGTAACCCCCAGATCACGTTCTTCAAGGTCGTGTACCGCCGCCACACGAACTTCGCGATGGAGGCCATCGAGAACCCCTTCAACGGCTCGCCTGGCTTCGGCAAGCGTGTGACGTGCACGATCCAGCGCAACGGCGACTTGATCCACCGCATGTACCTCCAGGCGACGCTCCCCTCGGTCTCGGTCCAGTCGACGGACGGCTCGGGCGCCCAGTTCCGCTGGCTCAACTGGGTCGGCCACAACCTTGTTAAGGCCGTTGAGATCGAGATCGGTGGCCAGCGCATCGACAAGCACTATGGCAACTGGCTCCACATCTGGAATGAGCTCACGCAGGAGGCCGGCAAGCAGGCGGGCTATGCCAAGATGGTTGGCAACGTTCCCCAGCTCACGAACTGCATCTTCCAGGGCGGCGCGCCCTGCGAGAACGACTGCGCCGCCGGCGAGCCCCTCTCGTCGCCCGAGGGCCTCTCGTGCGCGCCCGCGTACACGCTCTACATCCCCCTCCAGTTCTGGTTCTGCCGCAACCCTGGCCTTGCGCTTCCCTTGATCGCGCTCCAGTACCACGAGGTCCGCATCAACCTCGACTTCAACGACCTCCGCAACCTCTGCTGGGACACGACGCCTGGCTCCACGGACCCCCACGCCGTTCGCACGCGCGTGGCGGCGGCCAACCTCCAGGCCGCGTCGCTCTACGTCGACTACATCTACCTCGACACGGACGAGCGCCGCAAGTTCGCCCAGGTCTCCCACGAGTACCTCATCGAGACGCTCCAGTTCACGGGAGCTGAGTCCATCACGTCGTCGGCCAACAAGCTCAAGCTCAACTTCAACCACCCTTGCAAGGAGCTTGTGTGGGTTGTCCAGCGCGACTCGTTCGTCTCGTGCGACGATGCCGTCGTTGGCGAGTGGAAGGGCCAGCAGCCCTTCAACTTCTCCGACTGGTGGGACCGCTGCGTCCACGAGTCGGGCTACTCCGTCACGCGCGTCGAGGGCATGGCGGGCAAGAACCCCGTCGTGACGGCGCTCCTCCAGCTCAACGGCCACGACCGCTTCCAGACGCGCGAGGGCGACTACTTCAACTTGGTGCAGCCCTACCAGCACCACACGAACGTCCCCGCCGTCGGCATCAACGTCTACTCGTTCGCTCTCCAGCCCGAGCAGCACCAGCCCTCGGGCACGTGCAACTTGTCGCGCATTGATAACACGACGCTCCTCCTCACGGTGTCCAACAACGCCGTTGGCACGAATACATCGTCGTCGGTGTACGTGTTCGCGACGAACTATAATGTGCTGCGTGTGATGTCAGGAATGGGTGGATTGGCATATTCCAACTAAATCTATATACATTACGTCACATTCACGTCATGGCGTTTGTATTTTTGTGTTTTTAGTATGTGAGCGGCGTAGCCGGTAGATTCAGAGAAAGTTCATGATACAATTTATAAAAATGTATCATGAACTTAATAGATGCCAACGAGTTCGTGGCAAAGAACGGAATATATACGGAATAGAACATTGGCCACATATCATAGAAACAACCCGGGAAAGCCTGAGGGCGGTAATAGGCCTCTTGACTATGATATTCTCTTGAATCGGATTGTTGGAGAGACCTATGCAGTCCCTGTTTTATTGCCAGAAGGGGCAGCCTTCTCTCCTATACAGGAGTTTGAGACAGGTGCGTACACCATAACGATTCCTACGGGGTATACAACAGCGACTGTAGAGGTCTGGGGTGCTGGTGGCGGCCTTGGGAAGTACATAAGTGATACGACCGGGTCTAGCTCATCACGCCGAGGTAACGGTGCATATCTAACAGGGATCTTAGCGGTCGCTCCTGGTGATATTTTAACTATACAGGTCGGTGGTGGTGGTGGGGGCGGCAAGTTCAATAGTGGTGGTCTCGGTGGATCAGGCGGAGGTGGTCGGGGCAGCGGAGGGGATGGCCCGCCCTCCTTCTATGGAGGCGGTGGTGGTGGAGGCTATTCTAGTATCAGTAAAAATACAATACCCTGTCTAATTGCTGCGGGTGGTGGTGGTGGTGGTAGAACTAAGCGGGGAGGAAATGGCGGACACCTCAATGCGTATGGTTCCCCATTAGTAGCAAATGGTTACCCAGGGGGTACTGACAGTTCGGCTGGTGGTGGTGGCACTACATCAGGCGGTATTCCTGGTACCGACGGTGGCAGTGAGTCTGGTACTGCAGGCAGTAGCGGTATGGGTGGTAATGGTGGTGGCTTATTTGCTGGTGGTGGCGGTGGCGGTTATTTTGGCGGTGGTGGAGGTTGGAGCGAAAATGATGGACAGGGGCAAGGTGGCGGCGGCGGGGGCTCTTCTTATATAGACAACACTCTGGTAAGTTCTCCTATTTTTTCACAAGCTCTTGGTAAATACGGGCACGGTGGCCAAACTACAGGTGCTGCTGGTGAGCCAGGACACATCATTATTGTCTTCTCATAACTAAATAATGCGCTTATATAGCCTCAAGTGCAAAAGTTAAGAATACCCGAAAGGCATTCTTAACTTACCGTCAAGTGCCAGGATTAATAACTGCAGGGCCTGCTGTTGATCCTGTAATATTATGAAGGGTGAAATGTCTCTGACGGAGCTTATGGATCAATGTAAGCGCATTCTGCTAATCCACGTACCTCAAGAAGAAGGAGATATATCTGATGAAGATTCTATTGAAGAATCTCGTAAGCACTGGAAAGCAGTCGGCCTTTATTCGGCAATCCTCTGCAATGAAGCCCAGCCCTTCCTGGAATATTTTTCAACAGTCTATACGAAGGCCGAGTTCGACACCCTCTGTGAAGAAATCAAGGAAACGGAAAAGGCCCACGCCATACAACGGCTCCAGAAGCTTATCCGTGCACTCAAACAGCGGCGGATCCGGTTACGTAAAAATCCCACTGGAGAATAAGCAGCGCACAGATCATTCCTTTACTAATACAAAAAGTTTATCATTATTCCATCCAGGGCTATAGCGCTCCTCATGATTACAAATTATAAAATACGCAATCGAGCATTTAGATATAATCTCTACAAGATCCTTCTCATACTGGAGTTCCGACACATTACGATAAATGTCCTCAATAATAATATATCCACCAGATTTTATAAATGGAAAGCTCTCTTTAATAATGCGAATTTGATCCTCGTATTTATGACTACTATCATCTACAATCACATCAAAGAGTTTTCCTGTATCCGATAACACCCTTGTTATATTTCCATCGACACCGACATCCATCAAGCTAAATGTAGGAGTTCTAGATTGAAATGTAATCCTACGAGCATGATCAATAAACTCTTGCTGATTATCAAAGAATGAAAAGTTGGCCTTTGTAAAATAGTTCCACCAGAGAACAACAGAGTTTGCCCCAGCGATTCCAATCTCAGCAAACTCGATTTCCAAGTGTTTCATAGGAGCAAATAGCATTGCATAAACGCCAGTGTATGGATGACGATGACGAGGAACTTCAGGATCTAGATAGGGGCATTTATCAGTTTTAACGATTTTTCCTATTAGACAAAGATCAGTATAGGCATTGGTTGTATCTATACTGATCCTTTGGACACGTCTCAATGAGTGCATATACCTAGACCGTATCACGTCTTTATATGGTAAAGTATCTGTAGCGTTAAGTGTCAAACAGCGGCGGATCCGGTTACGTCAAAATCCACCACCCCTATAATAGATGACTTTTACGCGCGCAGCCCATAAACAGCCCAAGGCGGCCCTCATAAATAGCCAGAAAGCAGATCTCCTTGTCCACGGACAAGGAGTCATTCTGTTCGATGCATCTGGGCCCTGCGAACTCCGAATATCAGATGCATTGGGGCCCGGCCTTATTGTACGATTTACAGACAGCCAAGTCCTTGTGAACATGTTTCCGAGCGGCGAGCCGCTAATCGATATCAATAACGTGAAGGGTATCGTAAACCAGCGCGGAGCCTACTATTGGTTTAGCCTCGATTCCCAGAATCAGCGCCTGTATGCCGGCGTCGGCGAGGCTCGCGCCGAGTGCATCACCTATAGGCACCAGTTCGGATCGAAGGCGGTCAAGCCCTTCTTAGAGAGTCTGACTACGGTATCTACGAAAAATGCTCAACTAAGATCAATCCTAAGAGACCCTATAACAGGCAACGTGCCCCTTATAGTGAAGAACACTGAGGATCTTACAATGGACTCCATTGCGGCGGGCGCGGCCATGCCGAAGGCGAATCTGTCACTCACCTCACAGAAACTCTACGACTGTATTTCCGGAAAGCAATTCACACTCAATACTCCAGATTTCCCAGATTTCACTCGGGCAATCGAGTATAGTATTGCCACACCCGGTAAATGGTGCTATGAGCGCCTTAAACAGAAGGCGAATGAGTTCGACAAGGACAAGCCGAATCCGAAGGAGACCTATCTACGCATTACGCTGGGGGAGAATAACGGCGAATCACCGGGCATTCCCTATGTGATGGAGATATGGCCAGTCGGACATTTCTCGCCTGTTCATAATCACGGAGGCTCGAGCGCGATTATCCGCGTTCTAAATGGCTCCATCCAGGTGGGCCTCTTTCCATTTCTGAGCCTTGACGAGCTCACACCGTTTGCGACCGCCGATTTTACAAAAGACGATATCACATGGATCAGTCCGACTCTGAATCAGGTGCATCAGCTGAAGAATCTCGATTCCAATAAGGATACCTGTATCACTATACAGTGCTACATGTATGAGGACACCGATACGACCCACTACGACTATTTTGATTATCTTGAGACCACCCAAGGACAGTTCGAGCCGGATTCGGATATGGACTTTATCGAATTCAAAAAGACGATGAAGGCCGAGTGGCTAACGCGCCCATGTCGGTGGAACTGTTTTACCGTAAAGTGCCAGCATTAATAATAACACCGTACCGTCAATTGTCAGGATTAATAACTATAAATGAGTTATTAATCCAGCCTACTTGACGTTATATGGTTATTGCCGCAAACAACTCCTTGAACCCAATAGCGGCTGCCTCATACGCGGCTGTTTAAACGCGCTTCCCAGATTTATTTAAAGTGCGCTTAGAGCGTTTAGCGCCACGACCCTTGCGCCTAGACTTAGTCTTACCCCCACCTACCTTTTTCATTACTTCTGACGCTACCTTTACGATTGCAGAGTTCGTCGGCTGCTTTTTTTCAAACTCCTCCATGGATACGGGTCTTATACCGAGCTGCAAGAGCTTGTCCATCTTTTCCGCATAGCAGTCTCCAAAGCAGCCGCTTATAAAGGGGCTCGAGAAAAATAGTAGATATTGCTCAACCGCGGCCTGGAGTTGGCCCTGTGACATTACTGATCTGGAACCCGCGGCAGTGTATCCCTTGTATGGGGTTACGCCAAACTGAACGGAGGTCGTTGTGCCACCGCGTGAACCGGGCACGGCTTGTCCGAATGTAAAGGAGGAGTGGGAGGAGGTATAGTCTGGAGTGTATACTGGACCTGCTGTTAAGAATGATGTGGCCGCGCCCATAACTAGTATTGTCACATATTTTCACTCAGTGCTCTGTTGAATGACTCCTTGAGCCAAATAGCGGCTGCCTCATGTGTAGCCGGATCCAGATGCGGATACTGTAGATAGAGCTCAGCCAACTTGGACTTCGCGGCCTCCAGTTTCTCCTGCAACGAAACCGACTTCGAACTCGTCGACTTCCATAGTATACCCTCAGTCTTAAACTCAATTGCAAAGCGATCGCGATGATATCCGTTCGCCTGCACATACCATACATGGGTCGGGATATCCTCTGGCTTGATCCCACAGAGTGCCGGTAACTCGATACTCCGCTTCTTAACCCTATTCAAAGCGGCATCTGCCTTATCGATAATCTGCAGATTCGCCCGACGGTTATCGAGGCCGTTTCCGGAAATGTGCTGAACGACCTGGTTGGGACCCGGCCCCATAATGCACGCATGCATATACAGCTCGCGTTTCTTTTCTCCGACCACGGTTGTTGCTAGACCATTGCCCACGAAGTGCCAGGCGTATTGGCTGACGGCCGATAGGTCGGCACGATCGATCAGAAACTCCACGAGGTTCTCCTTGTATAAGATGGATCCGACCGTGTATTCAATACCATTGTAGGACACGTCTTTATAGACGGGGACGCCCATTTTACACTATGGGTGGATTTTCAAAGGGCCGGGCATTCCTCACTTTCCCAGACAACCTCTGGCGGGGCGGGCCAGGCCTCATAGGGCGCGGCCGCGGTGGTTGGCCGATCCATGGCCAGCAGTATTTGCAGAGCGGCGGCCCGGCGTTCTAAGGGAGTGCCCGTTAGGCGTCTGGAAATATGCTTCCAACGCCACTCGAACTGTAGGACAGCCTTGTGATCCGGAAAGCCTCGGACATGGCACACGCGTTTCCAGACTCGACCGTGGGTCGCCTTCGCTCCACCCGCGAGCTCGCCATTATGTTGTCTGAGGCGTCTGTCCAAGTCCGGAGTCACTCCGACATAGGTCTTTGGTGAGCCGCCGACAGTTTCTAGGAGGTAGCAGCGCCACTCCATCTTTTAACGTCCTATAATAAGATGGAAGGAGGATCTGTAGAGGCTTTTAGACTCGGTAACATAGGAAACTTTGCCGAGATCGAGGACTTTTATCCGATGACGATTGCCTCCGTGTTTGGCCTGAATCTGGCCATTGCTGCCGCCCGTCTTGGAAATGTCGGCGGTGCTAGCTTGAATACTTATTTCGATGCCTTCGGCTTGGAGGGAATCCTGGCCAATGTTGCCCTTGTCATTTTGATTCTTCAGATTTCGCGCTTCGGATATACCAATGGCTACGGTCTAACAAAGCCGTGGTCACCCTTTGTCTTTGTCTGTATTCTATTGGTTGTTCAGTTCTTGCACGATTTGATATTCTACTTTGGCGCATTAAACATCCTCCCGAGCGGTAAGAATGAGATGATCGATTCCCTGAAGGAATATGCTCGGGAACACGGTGGTTATGCTCTCGGTGGGCATGCCTTCCTTTTAATCGTGATTGCCGTCGCGGCCATGATCTTTAAGGAGACGACTGTCTTAGTGCGTATGATTTCTATCACTGTGCTATTGTATATCATGCCCTATATCATTACGTTGGTGAAGCCTCGGGCTGTTCCCGTTGTCGCGCCGGTTGTTACGGAAAAGCCTAAGCAGCAGGTTGTAGCTGAGCCAAAGGATAATAAGCTCACTGCGCGCGATATGTATCAGGATATGAACTGGGGACTACGATAAATATTCTTTCAATATAGATGGACGCCTTTGAGAGCGTGGCTGATAATGATGGATTTGAAGAAGTTGAGGGGCCTTCCGAAGGGGCCGCCGCCGCAAATATAGTAGAACCCGTTGTAGTCAGGGAATCGGCGCCGGCTGCAAAGGAGGCGACGCCTGCGGCAAAGGAGGCGACGCCTGTGGCAAAGCCTGCGGCAAAGCCTGCGGCAGAGCTTGCTGCACAGTCAGAGGTAAAGGCGGCCTTCTTAGGTCGTTCAGAGAAGCAGCAGCGCGTCGATGCGGCCCGCGCGGAACAGCTCCGGAAACTGAAGGAACGGTATGCGGTTGAATTCTCGAATATCAAGAAAAAGGCGCCGAAGCCGAAGGCGTATAATGCGGCGTCGGTGCTTTCTGCAGCTGATCCGGAGGCTAAGATTAAGCAGATTTTGGCCAGGGATCGTGCCATTTATAACGCCAAGCAGACTCGGAAAGGCGTTAAGGCGAATGCCGCCAATAAGGCACCGGCCGCCAATAAGGCGAATGCGGCTGCTAACGGGCCTCTTGCCAATACCCGGAAACGGAATGCCCCTTCGATTCTATCGTCGACGCGCTCGGCTGCAACTGGCATTCGCGAAAAGGCCCGGGCCGATCTGAAAGCGTTGAAGGAGTCTGCGGAAAAGGAGCTGCGCGAGATCGGTGCGAATGTGTCAATCCTACACCCGGTGTTTAACAAGGCGGAGCCGCATAAGGCGGCCACGCACAGACCCAGATCCAGAGCCCGGTCACTTCCAAGACGCCTGAATCAAATGTCTCGTAATAATAACTGATGGCAGGGGCCGAGATTGTAAAACAAAACGAACATGTCTACTTCACCTTCGGGCGCTTTCAGCCTCCGACGACGGGGCATCAGCTAGTCATCAATAAGATTCAGGAACTGGCCAAAGATGCAGACATGTACGTCTTTTCATCGAGTAGTCAGAATGATCTAACGGCTCTCAGTAAGCGCAAAAACTTTGGATCCATAACAAGCAAGAATGCATATAAAACATTTAAGCTCAATGAAAACCCCCTATCGATCGAGCAAAAGGTTACGATTCTAGAACGGATGTATCCAGGTGTACCTATTATCAATACAACGCGCCTAGAATGTAGGGATCCGTATAAGGCCGTTGCAAAACTAGAAGAAGCCGGATACGCCAAAGAGAACATACATATGGTCGTCGGTGGAGATCGTGTGGCAGCCTTTTCAAAGCTAGGGGTCGACGTAATCTCAGCTGGTGACCGTGCCCAGAATCCAATGTCCGGAACAAAGATGCGTCAAGCCGCAGTCAATGACGACTTTGAGACATTTAAGGCCGGGATCATGGTTGGCGGCATCACAGAGGATGAGGCTAGACAGATCATGGTTGATATACGGTTAGGAATGGGGTTCGTAGGAGGTGGCAAAATTAGGCGCAAGGCCTTAAACAAGGGCCGGCATGTTTCTAAACGTCGTCGACACATCCAAGGGCTGCAGCGTCGATACACCCGAGTTCCCTTATCCGCTTGACCCTTTTCAGCAACACGCTGTCGCCGCGATTCGCAGACACGAAAATGTCCTGGTCACCGCAAAAACGGGCTCCGGCAAGACTCTAGTCGGCGAAGCCCAGATTTATCATAGTCTGTCCAAGGGTCGCCGTGTCTTCTATACGACTCCCATTAAGTCCCTTTCAAATCAGAAGTTTTATGATTTGAAGCGGATGTTTCCAGGCCAGGTCGGCATCATGACGGGAGATATCAAATTCAGCCCGGATGCGAATATCGTGATCATGACCACGGAGATTCTGCGCAACCTCCTATTCAAGCAGAACTCTACGACGAAGAATCTGGGAGTCACGGCTGATCTGAGCCTTGCCGGCCTGGATGCGGTGGTCTTTGACGAGTGTCATTACATCAACGACCGGGACCGGGGGGCGGTATGGGAGGAGACGATGATTCTGCTTCCACCGGAGGTCAATCTGGTGCTGCTGTCGGCGACGATCGATAAGCCGGAGTATTTCGCAGAGTGGCTCGGCAATCTGAAACAGAAACCCATTCATCTTATTTCAACCCAATATCGTATCGTGCCATTGCAGCATGCACTATACCGGGGCGAGGAACTTCTTACGCTGATGGATGCAAAGGACAAGTTCGACTCCGGGATTTACCGCATGTGGCTTCATTCTCGGGAGTCGGCAGCGGAGGCGGCGGATAAGCACAAGGCCCGGGTCGCTGATCGGCGCCGCGGCGCCTACGAGGACGGCCCGGTGGCCCGCGGCGCCAGCCAGAAAAGCTTCACCCATCAGCTCAATGAACTCATCGGCCGCCTCGATGCCAAGACTCTGCTTCCGGCCCTCTTCTTTGTCTTCAGCCGGAAGGACTGCGAGCGCTATGCCGGTAAGGTCGAGCACCGCCTACTGGATTCATCGGACACGGCGGCGGTTCGACACATCATTGACTTTCATCTGCACAGATACGGTGATACCTTGAAACAGATGCCCCAGTACAATACTATCAGAAGTCTCTTGGAGCGGGGCATCGCCTTTCATCATAGTGGTGTTCTTCCCCAGCTCAAAGAAATCGTGGAGATCCTCTTCGGAAAGGGCTACATCAAGGTTCTCTTTGCCACGGAGACCTTTGCGGTCGGGATCAATATGCCAACCAAGACCGTGGTCTTTACTGGCTACCGGAAGTTCGATGACGCTGTGGGTGGGCTACGGATTCTGAACACGGACGAGTATATCCAGATGGCGGGGCGCGCCGGGCGTCGCGGCAAGGACGATAAGGGCCTGGTTCTGTATCTACCCGATAGGGACCCGGAGGACGTCGATGACGTGAAGCGAATGATGACCGGATCGAAGTCGACCTTCCAGTCACGAATGACCTTTCACTACGACTTTCTGCTCAAGACGTTCCAGTCGGGGAATCTGAAGTGGCTGGACCTTATGAAGCAGTCCTATTGGTGGCGGCGGCATCAAGTGCAGCTGGCCGCAGCCACAAAGGATATAGAGAAACTGAAGGCGCGCCTTTTGACCATGGGGATCAGCCCGGAGGAGTTAGCGGCCATGGAGCAGGCGGACAGCCTCAAGACGGCGGTGACGGGCAGCGTGAATGCGGCGCGCCGTGAGGCCCAGAAGGCCTGGGACGCCTGGGACCGGACTCATATAGGGCAGCGCTGGTACTTGCTCCAGAAGGAAATCTGGCCGGCCCGGAAACGTCTGATTGCGGAGATTGAGAGGGATGAGGCGGCCGTCGCGGCGGCACAGGCGCCTGAAACAGATGTGGAGCCGGCTCTCAAGGCCCTCGCCGCTATGGGCCTCTTGGATGCCTCGGGCGCCCTTACGGCACTCGGCACGGCGGCAACAGAAGTGAATGAGGGTCATCCGATTCTGATGTCGAAGTTGTATGCGGCCGGTACCATGAAGTCTTTTGAACCGGCCCAGATCCTGACCGTGCTCGCGGCCTTTCTGGAGGGAGAGACGGGTTCTCCTGATCAGCTACGCGTTCCGAAGGAGTGTATTGACACTCTCTATGCGATCGATGGGATCGCCAAGGAGTGTTATCGGCTAGAGCACGGCTGCCGTGTAATATCTCCGGACACGTACTGGGATTTGAGCACAAAGTGGATTGAGCCGATTTGGCGTTGGCTCACGGAGGACATGTCGGTCGCCACATTGTGCGCAGAATATGAGTTCTTTGAGGGCAACTTCATGCGCTCGCTTCTGAAGCTGGCCAGCGTCTTGGAGGAGTGGAGGTCGCTTGCCGCCTTGGCCAATGATGTTGAGATTCTCGATCGACTGCGTGATGTGGAGCACAAGCTTCTTCGAGGGGTAGCAATATGTGATTCACTTTATCTGCGTATCTAAATAGAATGGGATTCAAGAACTGGTTCACGCGTAAAACCACGGCGAATCGGCCAAATGTTATAACTATGGCAAAGACACGTCGTATGGGATCGGTGGCGGCTAGAGAGCAGGTTCGCAAGGCGAATAACAAGAGTGGTGCAAATGGCAAAATGTTGGCGAGCTATAATAAGGCCTCGGCCAATGTTCAAAAGGGCAGAGAGAATGCTGCGGGGCGCGCATCGGCTGCGCTTAAGCGTGTTAATGAGGCTATTGAACGGCGGAAGAGTGGTAGTAAGAACTCCTATAAGAATGCGCTAAATGCCATAGAAGATGAGGCTGATAAGATTGCTACGAACGAGCTTAATGAAAAGGTTAAGGATTTGCGTGATCAGTTCGACGCGGCGACAAAGAAGATCGTCGACGATTACATAGAAGATATTGAGAAGCAGGCGCGCGAGTTCTCAAAACATACGGATACTAATACCGTAGAAAAGCTAAAGGCCGCGCTAATAAAGATTATTGCCGAAGGCGATATGAATCCGACGTCGGATCCTCTTATTAAAAAGATCCTTGTTTTTATGCTCCCCCTCTTTTTGATGGCGGCTCCTTATATGAGTAAGATATTTAAGAAATTTAAGTATAATCCTGGGGATCCGGCTTACAACAGGCTCGCTGCGTTCGTCGATACTACGAAGTCTCGCGCTAATAATACCAATACGCGTAGATCTAATGGAATGAGTGGGGGTAATCCTGAACAGTATAACAAAGGTAAAAACGTATATATGTCGGGTACGGCCTGGACTGCTTTAAGTGCAAATATGCTTTCAATTAATCTTATAGTAGGTGGGGATTTATTTAGTGGGGAACCAAATCCTATTTTAATTTTTGTATTGTTTATAATGGCCTTTTATCTTGCTCTTGTAATCGGTGTAAATGTTGGAATATTTGCATTTAATGTGCTAGTAGCAATCAAGCGTGCAATCTTTGATGACGTGAAGCAGGCTCAGGCTACAGGAACCGTGCCCAAGGAGCTACAGCGGGCGGCGCCTCAGGTGGCATATGCGGTTGTTCAACAGAACCCTCTTCACTCTGTTGCGCCAACTACCGTATCAGGTAAGAGACAATATTCACAGGAGGAATATGATAAGTTACCATATGCTCAACAAAAGTTTCTTATACCGCACCCAACCAACGCCCGCGGCACAAGGTTTTATTATACGGAGAGTTAAATCTATTGTATTTTACTAAAGTTAAGAATGTCTGTTAGGCACTCTTAACTTTAGCACAACACGTTATAATATACCGCGCTCATTTCCGCACCTTGCGCTTTGATTTCCGCGCCTTGCGCTTGGATTTCCGTGCCTTGCGCTTCGTTTTGCGTTTCTTATGAAGTTTTCTGTAGCCACCGTAATTGGCATTATTATTAGAACTTTCATTATTCTCTCCATTTTCCTCTTCCTTCTCGCCTACAGAACCCTGTTCGAGCTCGTCTACACGAGCTTCAAGATCTTTAAAGCGCTTCCATGATATCGGAGAAGCGGGTTTCTTAACAAAACTTTCCGGACCCAAGTATTCGAGATTAGCAAACTTCATAATATTTTTCAAATTCGTATCGATATTTGTTAGATATTCTATTGCTCCTGCTTCAGCTCCCATTAGAACAGTAAGATCCGGCCCCGAAGTAAGACTATAGAACTTTTTTGTAAAGGCTTCAATATTTTGCTGGATGGCCTGAAGGAGAGGCAGATCAATGGCGCCTGGGGGGAGTGCTTCTGGCATCCGGATTTTTGGCACCAGTTGTTTCGAAGTCAAAAGCATGACCACGTTCAAATATATATTTTTCACATAATCGTTTTGCTGGATGCTTCCTGACGTCTCTGGCATAGCGGACGCAGAAAGAGGTTTGAGAAGTAAGTTTACGTTTGCTTGTATAGACTTTAAAAAAGGGGTCATATCTGTGGGTTGGCCTGAAGCATTGGCTGATTTCTTTGAAGCGACGTCTGATTGCTTTTGCTTTGAAGTGACGTCTGATTGCTTTTGCAATACGGAAGGTAATGGAGTAAAACTACTCGGGCTAGTATAGTTAAGATTAGCTACTTGCATTATATTTTTCATATTACTATCAATACCCTGTAGAGGGATAGCCGCATCTTCGCTCTGCATACTCTTAAGCGGATTAATACCATAGCTTCTTGCAAGTGTCTGTAGATTTGATTCGATTATCTGAATAGTATTTATATCAATCTCTTCATCAGGTTTTCTAGTAACAGAAATAGCTCCCAATGCCTTTTTAGTTAAGATTGTTTTCAAATTATCATCAATATTATATATATAATCATTTTGTGTGACCCCACTAAATCCATTGAACATTGGGACCACACTTCGAAGAATAGTTTCTACATTTGTTCGTATAGCCTGTAGATAAACCGAAGTATCTATAGTCGGTGCAACCCCAACTGGGGCCTGTCCTATCGCAGCCATCTTACTATTAGGCGGTATAATAAACATTCTTGAGCCCGTATTCGCGCATGCACTTTTCGAGAAAGACCACACAGGCCGAACAGGGCTCCGATCCGAGCAAGACACCCTCTCGATGCTTCGTAAGATCCCTAGTGAAACGCATCACATACATGTCGGCGTCGCGCAGCTTAGAGATATCTCCCAGCTGCTTGACGACGTTCCGCTCGGCGTGAATACTACTCTTAGAATAGCCGGAACCACGGCTTCTCGAGCCGTAGTTATTCGTGGCCTCCGCCAGAATCTGCCCACGCTTCACAATGACGGCCATATGGAGATGTGCGTAGTGGCGATCACGGAGCCTCTCCGTGCGCGGATCATCAAGAAACTGCTGAAAGATGCCGGACTGCGTAAGATGTGCCATGCGGGATGCTGCCTGTTATATCAACGGCTCGCAGCAATTTTATCACCCTATACTAAATGTATAAGCTAGGCTTCAAGGATATCTTACGACTTGTATATAAAAAACCGAATTTTGTAGATATATATACAATCGCAGAAGATCCTATACTTTATACTCTTAGGGAGGGAGTATATCGTGAAAACAAGTTTGCGTTCAATAAGAATCGGAAGCCATATTACCCAGATTGGTCAAAACTAGATTTTAAGATAGAATATAAGATATATGATGACAAGGATATCAAGGCAATCTTACATCATCTCGACACTGAAAATCTGTGGACGACTAAGAAAGGTAATGAATACATTTATGTAGATAAGAGGCTTCTTAATAGTAGCAATCAGCACTCGAAGTCTAAGCCAAACTCATCCAATAACACGCGCAAGAAATCAGTGTATAATAAAAATAATCGGGTACTTCCGAAGGGCTGGCACCGGGTCTCTAAAAACGGAAAGAACATGTTTGAAGGTCCGAAGGGCGAGGTCTACAATACCATGACGCACTTCGAGAATAAAAACAACTCGAGAGTGCGGCCTAAGACTTACAAGCGAACCGAAGGGGATGATACCTGGTATGTTCTACCGGATGGAAGCATTAGCTGGTACCCGTATTACAAGCCATAAAGTGCTTACGGCACAGCGGCTCATATAGATCAGAGGCGCCTACGAGAACCTGTTGGCCCGGGTTTCCTGCGCGCCTCGAAGTAAAGATGGCCGGCGTCCCATCGCCGCACCGGATACAAAGCGCCGTCAGTTTCTGAACCGAATCACAGTATGGGATTAGGTCTAGAATCTGCCCGAATGGTTTCCGGCTCGAGTCGCCGTCCAGCCCGACCACAACAACCTCTTTCTGATAGTCCTCTACCGCGGTCAGAACGAAGGCCTTCAAGTCCGGAAAGAACTGCGCCTCCTCGATAACTACGGTATTCGCGGAATGGAACTCGGCCATCTTGAGCATGGTTAACAACTCGGCGGTAGCCGTCGCAGGATAAGAGTCATTATCATGACTCTTAATCTCGTTTTTTGAACGGCTATCCAGGCTGCTTGTGATACACATGGTTTTCTTACCGATAAAGTTATTCCGCCGAATGAGGCCCAGAATCACCGTAGACTTCCCCGCAAACATGGGGCCAACATACAGCTTGAGGCTCATGCCCGATCGACTTACAGTGTGCCAACGCAATTTTGGAATCGCCTTTCTAACATGTCGTCGTAGACGACAGGCCATCCTTTGACAAGACCTTTACGCACTCGAACCGCTCTCTCATGTATGGCTTGAGCACGCGAGATGAATCAATAAAAAGAGTGGTGACAAGAACTGCGACTGATAGGGCTACGCATCCTAGTAGTTTACGCGACATTTCTATTATAAGGCGCCGATTTAACCGGTGCTCCCGAAGCCGCCCGTGCCGCGGCTACTCGAAGGAAGCTCCTTAACTAGCCGCACTTCCTGAATCCAGCCCATATCGGGAGATACGATCTGGAAATGGCGCGCACCCGCCTTGAATCCGGCGGCGCCGAACGCCACGGAAACGACGGGAGCCTTCAGAGTTCCGCGATAGCTGGAATCGATGACTCCGACCGAGTTAGCCATCATGTAGCCTGTCTTATAGATGGATGACCGGGGAACTAGCCAGAAGTGCACCGGCTCCATCGTGGCGGCCTTGACCAGCATGGCCTTCACGCCCAGATTCAGAAGATGAACCTCGCTCGGGGCAGAATGCCAATCTTCCACGGTCACCAGATCAACACCGGCATTCTCGGGGCTCGGGCACGTGGTCTCGTACTTAGACACCTCGGGACACTCCTCGACAAGATATAGGATATACATTGTGATACTGGCTATTGTCATAATCGGGTCGTAAATTTTGTTAAAGGCCGCCTAAGATTTAACCCTATATAGGGTAGTATATGTGGCTATGTTTCTTCGAGCCACACTCGCTATATTATGTTTAACACGAGTTATATCTGTAGTTCCAGCAGTCGCACCCACGCAATCAGCGCCCCCTTCGAAGACCTCGACTCGAAGTGGCGTATGGACCTACACTGCCGTGGCCTCACAGCCCCCCTCGAGAAGCTCGGTAACAACATACACGAGCCTCGCATCAAAGTATGCGACAAAGACCGCGCCTCAGTCGAAATCGAGCTCGAGCTCCCCAGGAATCACGGACTCATCGACCAGTTCAAAGACGATAACAGGATCTCCTGCGGCGTCACGGACCAGCGTTTTGACCAGGACTATTACATCGTCTGCCTTGAGGACGAAGACATCAACGGCCAGCCCGACATTCACGGCGAGCACCCGCGAATCGAGGACTGCTACAAGTTCCCCCACAGGAACCCAGAGCATTCGGGCCTCGAAAACGGAAACAGCGACGCCGACAATCAGTGCTTCACCACCGCCGAGTCGCACAGGGCTGAGATCCGTCAGTCAAACGGCCACCGCGCCACCTACAAAGACGAGTTCAGTCAGCGGAACAGCCACCGCGACTATAAGACCATCGAAGTCCGAATCGGCCAGTCCAACGGATTCCGCGACCTCAATGGTAACGAAAACGACCACGGCATCTGTTACAACATCAAAGACTACTACGGCAACGGCGGCGCCCACGACCAGTTTGCGGCTCACGGCGTCGCCTACGTCGACGCCTACGGGCAGCCGAACAGGGCCCCAAAGTCGCACAAGCACCGGGTCACCGACAGAGTCTGTGTCTGGGCCTGTATCACGATGTTCAACGGCCACGGTCTCGATGACGAAGACACCTCTTGGATCCAGGTCTATTACAGGGACGGCGGCCATTTCGGAGACGGTCTCGATATCCCTCTCATTATCTTCCCTTTTAACTCCTACACCAAGTGCTACGGCGAGCACGAACTCATTTACCACGACGGTATCAGCAACAGCATCGAGCTCTCCTAAGGCAACGGGATCATTTGGCACGGTTACGTCGCAAATCTCTAAATCAGCCACTCTCAGCCCACAGCTGTCTCGCACGGCCTTCGTATCCGCAACTGGCTCGAAATCGGCCCTTGTGTCAAAGACTTCTACGGCTTCGACGACAATCTCAGGCTCCCCTCGTATATCTCTCAGTGGCCCGAATACGGCAACTCTGACCCGGTCACCCTCTGTTACAAAGACTGGCACTACCTCCGCCTCACCGACGCGCTCGGTCTCACTCTCGAAATCCGCAACATCTTCTTCCACCTACTCGCGGGTCTTCTATTCGCTCACGCAGTCGGTCAGTACATCAGATACCTGGTCGCCCAGTGTGTCTGCAACCTTGTCGCCGACGGTCACGAATGCCCGATCGGACACGGCGGCGCCTTCCGTGTCCCAAGGAACGAGCACGGATTCGGGCAGTGCCTCCTACACGGCCTCCGCTGCTACGATATCACCGTCGGCCTCGGTTTCAACGTCGACAATACAATCGGCCTCCACTATACAGTCAGATTCGAGCACGGCCTCGGCCTCTATTGCGAGCGCATCGGGCTCACCGACTACGAGCCCTAGCGTATCCGTTTCACCCAGACCATCGAAAACGACGACGGGTTCTATCTCGATCACTGCGTCTCCCAAGATATCTAAGACTCCCAGCGGATCCGGCTCGATTAGCGCTTCTCCACGAGTATCCGTCACACAGACTGGATCCGTAACGATTACGCCAACTCTGAAGGCCTCGAAGACATCCTCTGGAGTCGCCACGAGTAGCCAGAGTGTATCTGGATCTAGAACCGGTGATATAACAAGATCAGTCTCGGGGTCTTCAAGTCAGACAATGACTGCGTCGGTTGCAAGCGTTACAGCATCTGCGAGCCATTCATCTACGGAAGTCGGTTCAACCACGAGTGCTCCAAGCTCCTCTGGATCCAGCAGTGCCTCTGTGTCGACATGCGTTTCGGCGTCGTTCACATCGTGGCCAACGACCTCTAGCACAAATAGCGTATTAGGATCTGCGAGCGCCTTTGTAACAGTATCAAGCAGTGCCTCGATATCAGTATCGGGAAGTGGTTCTGGATCTCAAAGTGTGACACCAACTCTGATGGCGAGTCCCACAGCCTCTACATGGATCAGCGATTCGACAACGGCCTCAAGCACATCGAGCGTTTCCATGTCGGGAAGTGTGTCAAGCTCTCAGAGCAACTCAGTATCTGGAAGCGGCTCGGTCACGGCATCAATGGCACCTACTGCCTCCACGCGGATCAGCGATTCAGTTGCTGCGTCAAGTAGCACGAGTCCGTCGGCACCTGGAAGCGGCTCGGTCACGGCATCAATGGCACCTACTGCCTCCACGCGGATCAGCGACTCGGTCACGGTATCGAGCAGCACGAGTCCGTCAGCACCTGGAAGCGGCTCAGTCGTTCAGAGCAATACGGTCTCATTCTCCACGCGGATCAGCGACTCGGTCGCGGTATCGAGCAGCACGAGTCCGTTGGTATCTGGAAGCGGCTCTCTCTATGGAAGCAATACGATCTCTATAACGACGAGCCCTACGCTCACTACGTCAATCAGCGCCTCGACAACATCATCAGGCAGCTTGACCGCCTCTATTAGCTCGAATGCAACAAATACACAGGCCAATTCGCCTTCGACTCTCTATAGCCCGAGCCAGATCGCCAGTTCAAGCGTACTCCAGTCTAGTTCAGGCAGCACCTCTGCATCATCAACGGCATCTACAACACCGACTGGCACGCCATCGCGTACGGTGACTGGAACCGCGACACCGTCGAAATCTGGTTCAATAACGGCCTCTGTATCACCGTCACCGACTGTAACGCCAAGCGTGACAATGACGCCTAGCAAATCGGGCACACCAACCGTGAGCCCATCGGTCACAGGCACTGTCACACGTTCT